GACTTAGAGTACATGTTTGTAAAGATTCGATCAAAATCTGTCGGCGAAAAGGTCGAGATGTATTATGCGTGCAATCATTGTGAGCAAGAAAACGAAGTGATAATTGACCTAGAAGAAGTTAAATGTGAGGTCAACAATCAAAGTCAAATGATAGAGTTGACCGAAGATATTAGTCTCGAGATTGGTTATCCTAGTTATGATGGTATTGACATTGAAGCGAACGAAACTGATACAGGGTTCTCAATTATTGCTAATTCTATCAAGACAGTATACACCAAAGAAGAACGAATTGATATGGTAGACGAATCAAAAGAAAATATTCGCGCATTCCTAGAATCAATGACAAGTTCTCAGTTTAAGAAAGTAGCGGAGTTCGTGAAAGAAATGCCAGTAGTTTTGATCCAAGACTCATTCGTTTGCAAATCTTGCGGAACTGAGAATAGGGTTGAGATACGAGGCATCTCTGATTTTTTTTAGTATGCCTCTCTCATGAGACGTTAGAAAATTATTATAAAATTAACTTTTTTCTACACCGTCATCATAAATACTCTTTGAGCGAGCTTGATAATATGATACCTTGGGAAAGAGAGGCATACTTAATAATGTTGCTTCAAGCATTAGAAGAAGAAAAAGAAGCGAGGAAGGCAAACCAAAATGGGTCTGGATGAACTGATTTTAAATCAAGAAATCACTGCTGAAGAGATTGGATTTCTTCGAAATGATATTGCTGAGTTCGTAAGAGAACTCAAGAGAGATCGAATGGATCTTTTGGAGATCCTTCAAGAGTCTCGTCGCGATCCAGTACCACCACCGACTCCAGAACCTACAGAGACTGAGTCTAAGAGAGCAGAACCAACAGATAGGGCGAATAAGTTTCTTAGTTCGCTATTTTCCCCAAAGGGATTAATCGCTGGACTCAGTGCCGCCTCTCTTGCACTTTATGCGTTTAGGGATGATGTCTCAAAAAATTCTAAATCGTTTTCAGATTCACTCTTACAGATGTTCCCTAGTTTCTTGAAACCAGGAGATCCTGGCGATCCAGACGATAAGTCACTAACCACAACTGTTACAGGAAGCGGCGAACGATTACTCGTTCGCGCGACTAAAACAGAAGCAGCACAAAAAGCAGTGGCGGCGACTACTAAAATCGCAGGAACAACACTAAGTTCAGCAGCTGCCAAACCTGCAGCAGCGGTTAAGGGAAAAGTTGTTGAAAAGATTGTCGAAAAATACGGGAGCGCCCCTGAGCAAGCACCTAAACTAGCACAAAAAATAATGGAAACGGCGACTGGATCTGCTATCCCAAAAGAACCAGGAGCAGCAGCGAAATCTATAAAAAGTGTCGCAAAAACGGTGGTTTCTGGAGCGGGAAAATCTGCATTGAAAACATTACCTCTAATCGGTGCTGTTGCTGGTGTCGCCTTTGGTATGCAAAGATTACTTAATGGGGATCCGGTTGGTGCTGCTTTAGATATATCTGCCGGTTTAGCAGGAGGCAGCGGAGTTGGTGCACCGGCAGCAATCGCTGGTAATGTGTATTCTCTATCTCGAGATGTCTATAATTCAGTTTATGAAACTGAGGACAGAAAATTTCCATTCGAAGCAGACTTAATTAATGACGCAGAAATGGTTAAGGAACGAATGGCGAATATTATTCCAGCGGTTCTTGAAGCAATTAAAGAAAGTCAAGATGATGGTGAACCTTCAATGACACCAGCTCAGAGGAGAAGGGCACAAAGATCTCGCGGTAGACCTGAACCGAGTAACCCGCTTGGAGATGGACCACCACAAGTTGCAGCAGCATCAGATTTTACGCCAAGAAGTAGAACTCGCGCCGGACTTTCGACGAGGCAACAAGTGTCAGAACCGTTAATACAAGGGACAATGGATCAAGTTACAAGTGCTGGAAGTGTAAGTGTTACTACAATAAATGCGCCATCAAATGTTACAACTCAAAATAACGTCGCGCAAAATACTCCACCAGCAATGCAGCAACCAACAACTTCTAATAGTTCTCTATTAGATGCTTATATGCCAGCATAAAAAAAGGGGACCTAAGTCCCCCCAAAAACGTCTCGGCAAGCTCTTCGCCCACGGAGGTTGTTTTTGATCCTAGTCTTCGGCAGCAAGTCTCGAGAAGAATGACATAGTGTCTTCCTCATCGTCTACGGCAGAAGTTGCCATGGCGGCAGGAGCAACTGAAGGTGCAGGTTCTGGTGCGGCAACTGATCTCATAGGAGCAGGTGCACTTACCTCTTCCAAAGCAACCTGTTGACTTGTAGTCTGAGTAGGCGATTCTCCCAAAACCATAGCGAGTCGTGCTGATAACTCATCATATGTTTTGTAGTTTGCAGGATCAGTAAACTCATTCAGATCATAAAGACCTTCATATACCTGCTCGAGTTCACTGTCGTCACCACTCATAAGCGGAGAAGGCGAAGCGAACTCTGACTTATCGTAGTTACGATATCCCTCGACGTTACGAATCTTCAACTTGAACGAAGCACCTTCCCAAAAGTCAAATGGGTTAATTGGTTCTTCATCAGCAAACTGAGGTTGCATTACATCCATAACCTTATCGAAGATTTTCTTACCGAAAGTGTAAAGGAATACCTTACCTTCGTTCGATGGATTCGCTGGATCTGATTCGACCAACACGTTCGCGACATAGTGAAGACGACGCTTCTGAATACGTGCTGTTTCTTTATCGGCATCATTGCCTGAGTTCCAGAGACGCGAGTTTAACTCACCGAGTGGATCTTGCTGACCAATACTTGTGAGAGACTTCTCGATGTACCATTGACCAGTTGGACCCTTGAACCCGTGATCCCAGTAGCGTACCCATGGAAGTTCGTTACCTTCTGCTGCCGGTAGGAAACGCAGAACAGCATATCCATTACCTGCTTTATCAACAGATGGTTTCCACTGACGCTCGTCGGCATAGGACTTTTTATCTTTGGGGGCGTTATCTACGTTTGCCGCAGATACGAGATTTGAAATTGAATTGCGATTACGCTTTAAATTAGCAAATGACATAGTATGTTCCTTGTATTAACAATGTATAGTTTTGTATAAGTTTATCCACAGATTTCATAACCAATACAGTATATAGTGCCTATTTTTCAATCAATAGGCAAGCTTTCAGATCCGTTATCCGCAATATAATTTAACTTCATTGCGTCGACTTCAAGCTTCTCTTTGATCGCCGGAGAGATGTATTTCTTTACATCCTCGGGTTCTATTGTGTGCTTCTCGCAAAGATACATGATAGCATCCAGATACGATAGCGAAAGGTTCAGTACAGTTTCTTCAACCATCATACTGAATCGCTTCTTGGTCATCAAGAAGTCTTCAACTTTTTCTTCAGCGTTCATTTTGTGTTCCCATAGTTAATCGAAAGACCCGTCTTCCTTCATCCCACACCAGTTACACGATTCACCTTTCGAGCAACAGTGTGGTCCATTGTATTTGCAATTATGTTCCCACATATTAGCAGGAATGCTTACATTCTTATTAAAGATCTTGTCCCAGTTGCTATCAAATGTTTTTTGATCAACTGAGAGCGGTCTTGGTTTATCACCCTTTCCGTTCATATTCCCTCCACCATGCTGGGATACGACGACGAGTCCACTTGGCGAACTCGCGTTTATCTTCCCAGTAAAAGTTACGATAAGATGCGATCGAGTCGCCCTCGACAATACAGTGAGGATACTGCGCCATGGCGGGTGTCGGTTGAGTAAAACCTTTCCGGTCTAATCCATCAGGTGGGAGAAGCAGGTAATAGTCAAGTTTGCGAATAGACTCATGTACGCGACCGTAGCGATGCGTGTACTCGCGTCCAAGACTCATCCACATATCATATAACCAGTTATAGTTCTCGCGCGAATCGCGTACCCACTTCGCTGAGGGATGGTTAACGTGACATGCTTTATAGACGTTTTCGTTCATGAGCGGATCTTCAAGAAAGTAACGCTTGACTCTCCTGCCATTTACTGTACGACCTTCCCACTCATTACCGTCGATGACTCGATGTGCTGTTGAGAGAAGTTGTGCATACTCGATACACATTTTCACTACATGCTTGTCGCAGTGCTGTTCGGCGCAAGCATCTGGATCATTATCTAGATAGAAGATATTCATTTCTGAGTTTGTTTCTGCCTTCGTTGCATTCTAAGGACACGCGTTAACATGCCGCGATTAATATGATTCAAACTATAATACTGTTTTTTCGCACGTTTGTCAACTAACCCGCACTTTCTCAACAACTTCGCTTGCTTACCATTCATGATCTACTCTCCAAAAAGTTTTCAATTGCCTCGCCGCCTTTCTCGTCGACGAAACGCATTCCTTCATATAATTTGGATACAACAAAAAATGAGATATCCCAAACAACCACTACGGGAAAAACCAGTGCTACTTTTAACGCTCTTTTCATAACATCAATCCTCTTTAGTGACGCCCCCAATAGGAGCACTTCACGGCAACATTTGCAACTGTAACCTGACCCACGAACCTGCAACCTAGGACGCTGTTCGTTTATTGTATTAGAGGCGAAGTGCTTTTATTGAAAGCGTCGATCATAATAGATCGACGACTTCTCTTTGCTTCTTAGCAGGTTGACGAATACCGAGGGAGGTCTCGAGGATCTCAATCTCTTTGTCCTTGCGTTTTTGCCACTGCGCTTCGGTACGCTTACCCTTCTCAAAAAACTGAGACGCCTTGAGGCGCTCTAGGGCACCTTCGCGACGAAGTTTAACTGTATGTTTACCTCGCATTCTGACTCCTTTTCCACTTCTTCTTTAAAAACTGTTCGACTGAAAGACCGCATTCATTAATTACTTTATCAAATTTATTTGCTTCTTTCAAGTCCCATGTGTTGTCAATGAAAGATCCATAATGATTTACAACGAGATCGACAAGCGCTGAATCTTTCTTGTCATTAAAAATGTATCGAACCTTTCGCTCTAAGTTTAATTTGTCCACCTTTGTCATAATAGATCCTAGTGCGTATCCATCAACTCTCTTGCTTTGTCTTTCCATACATTCGGAAACAACCCATGAACAACTAGTACAAATGCGATAGTCCATGCTCTTTTTAAGTGACCGAAATATGTGTATCCAGTTTTTTGTAAGTGTCCCATATCACTTCCCCAAAAGAAAATATTTAGGGTTTATATTTGCTCAAGTTCAATAGCACACTTTTCCAGAAACTCTTTCCCTGATCCGCGCGATGCCTTATAATCTTCTCGGTATGCTACTCGAACGATACCAGATTGATGAATTAATTTAGCGCAATCTATGCAGGGCATATGAGTCGTCACCAGAGTCGCACCCTCACCAGATTCGGTTGACTTTGCAAGCTTAGCGATAGCATTCGTTTCGGCATGTAGCACTTCAGGTTTTGTTTTATACGAACCATAAACTTTCTTATCGCTCGGATGAACATCAAATGTCACGCCTTCGTTCGGAACCCAATCTTCGCATTCGTTTTCCCAACCAGAAGGCATACCGTTGTATCCGATAGAGATGATACGACCGTTCTTAACAATAATTGCACCAACTCTTGCGCGAACAGCATGAGAAAGTTGCGCCGTTTCTTCAGCGACTCTCATGAAGTATTGTTTGAATTTAGGGTTCATGAGGTTTGACTCCTTCTTCTTCAAGTTGCCTAAGAATACGATCCATAGTCTGATGACCATCGTCAAGAGTTAGCGAGACGCTGCAAATTTCACTCCAGCATTGTGTTGGATTCCTCCACCGAGAAGTTTCGAGTGTGGGTTGACCGTTAGGGAAATGCGTGTAGTATGCACGCAACAACTCTTCAAGTCTTATATCTAGGCGCACTAACTACCCCCTCAGCACAACTTGACCCAAGGCGAGTCGTACCTCTGTTTCGGTCAAACCCATTAACATCAAATCTCGCTTTGCGACTTCTTCAGATAACTGAAAATTCCGTAACCTATCAATGATGT